CGAGCGAGGGGACCAGGGCGAAGGCATCCGACCAATCGGCGCGGGTGTCCGAGGAGATGGAGGTGTTGGTGTGGCCTTCGGTTCGGTGCTTCATGTAGCTGGCCTCGGCCGGGCCATGTTTGTTGACGCCGGCGCGATCACGCCATTCGGAGTCCAGCTCGATGCCGTACGGCGGGTCGGTGACCAGCAGGATGGGCTGGCGTCCGCCCAGCAGCCGGGTCACCGCCTCCGGGCTGGTGGCATCACCGCAGAGGACGCGGTGCTTACCAAGTAGCCAGAGGTCGCCAGGGCGGCTGACGGGAACCGCAGGCAGCGGCGGCGCGGCATCTTCATGCGTCAATCCAGCCTTGAACACGCCGTTCTTTTCGGCGATGCCTTCGATGAGTGCGCGCAGTTCGTTGTTGTCTATAGTTGGCAATTCGGTGACCAAGCGGCCGAGCAAAGCTTTGTCGCTCGTTGCCATCGCCGACAGCGGATCGAACGTCGCCAGCACGATCTTCTCTTCATCCGGTGACAGATCCACGTACTTGACTGGCACGCGCTCGCCATTCTTCACGGCCATCGCGACGCGCAGATGCCCGTCGGCGATGAAGCCGGATCTCTTGTTGACGATCACCTCCTGAACCCACCCAATGGTATCGAGCACCGCGCCGAGCGCTTTCTGCTGCGCGGCAGAATGCACGCGGTAGTTCCGCGGGTTCGCCATCAGCGCCTTGGCGTCCTCGAATCCGCTGCCGATTATCCGGTTGCGCCACTTTGCGGTATCGCCGCCGTCGCCATTCAACGCAGCGGGTTTCTTCTGCGCGCCATTTTTCATACGATTGCCGTCTTCGGATCGTCGTAGATCGACATCACCGGCGCGGCCCGGCGCACGAAATGCGCCAGCGCGGTCACGGTCGCCGAAACCAAGTCGATCATCTTCCCGTCGCGGTCCAGCCGCGACTTGTCTGGTTTGATATTTCCCGAGGAGTCACAGCGCGCTACAACGGAGTCGGCATGCCAGTTGAGCACCGGGTTGTTTTCGTGGCGCACCTGACCGGCGAGTACTTTCTCCAGCAGGTACTTCATGGCCGCCGAAAGATTGCCCGCGTTCTGCTGGATCTTGACGCAGGTGTATCCGGCGTCGGTAAGCTCGGTCATGAAGTGCGTCGCGTTCCACGGGTCGTAGCAGATCTCCACGACCGCAAACAGCGAGGCCCATTGCTCGATCTTCGCGCGCACCACGTTGTAGTCCACTACGTCACCGGGCGTCGTGATCAGGTGCCCGGAGCGAATCCAGGCCGGCAGATCGACATGCGTGCGGCGCGCGATCGGCGCGACGCGGTTCTCGGGCATGAACGCCGCGCACAGGATGTCCAGGCTTCCATCCTCATCGGGGAATACGGCGGCTAGGCCGCACATGGCCGTCGTGCTCGACAGATCGACGCCGAGGTAGCAGGTGCGATCCATCAGCGGACGAAGCGACCCGCCGCAACGCAGCCAGGCGTCCATCGGCATCCAACGCTCGGCTTTCTCTGCCCAGATATTCAGGTGCAATCGCTTGAACGCCTGCTCGCCAATCTCATCCAGTTTTTCGACGATGTTAGAGTCCGAGAGGAACCCGCCGCGGTCCTCGTGCGAGGGGTTCGCCTGCGCACGCGCTTCCCGGGTCATCCAGTAATCCGGTTGCTCGCGCAGGCGTTTCTCATCCACACCGAACATCTGGGCATGAAACCGCGGGTTGCGCTCCATGCCTTCGATGTGACGGCGCGCACGCTCATGCTGTCGCCAGCAGATCGGCGAGTCGTAAACGTCTCCGGCCGTGGTGATCTGAACCGTGAGCGGTTCAGTGCGCGCGATATTTCCAGAGGTCAGCACGGTGTAGAGCGTTTCTGCCTTCCTGGTCTTCCACCGATGAAGTTCGTCCATGACCACCAGGCTAGGCTCGACCCCATCGTGTAGGTCGCCGTCAGCCGAGATGACCTCGTATGTCCCGTGCCCGTCGCGGCGGATGATACGCAGGGACGAAGAGAGCGGCTTGAGAACGGCGCGCAGGTCGGCAGAATTGCGAACGTAGCGCGCGGCGTGCTCGAATACGATCTTGGCTTGGCCCTTTGCCGCGGCGGCGCCGAACGCCCTGGGATGATCGATCTCATCGCCTTGCACCGCGAGATGGTACAACGGAAGCCCGGCCACCCACATCGATTTGCCGTTTTTCTTCGGCCACTCTTCGTACACTTGCCGGATACGCCGCTCGCCGGTGTCCACGTCTACCGGCCCGAAGATCGCGCGCAACTCCTGGCGCACGAAGTCCGGGAGTTGGATGCCCAGTGGCTCGTAGAGCACGTAATCGTAGAAGTTCTGAACCCGGCATGCTTCGCAGATCGGACCCTGCTCGGTCGGCCAGCACCAGGTTGGTGTTTCGCACTGGCCGCAGATATCGAGCTGTTTGTCTCGCCATCTCACGCGATCTTCGGGCGCGGAGCGATTCGCGCCAGCAACGGAGCCTGCGGGCCGGCCACGTGGCCTTCGACCTCGACCCGCGCTCGGGAACTTGGGCTCAGGCCAAACTCGCGGCAAATCTTAATTTGAAGCTCGGCTTCTCGGTGAAGTTGCCGGATCAGCGGTGAAACCACCACCATCCCCGAGCGCTTGTTTTCGACCAGCAGCGCCGAGCCGCCGCTCTGTTTTTCGAGCATGTCGATGGTTTGCCGGATCTGCCGGAGCGTCGCCACCGATATGCAGAGGTTCGCCAGCATCACGCCATCGGCTTCAGTGAGGACACGCATGCGCTGGAGCACCGGCGCGAGCTTGCGCCATTCGCGCTTGGCTGTAGCGTTGAGGTACGTCGGAATGTCCGGCTCGACTGGATCGGGATGCGGCTCGCGCTGGTTGAATGGACGCCGGCCGAGGTTACCCTCGAGCTTGCGGATAGCCGTGGGCTTCGGGTAGTTAGGCATGGACGGTGTTGCGCGCCCGCGATTCAGTTGCGCTCTTCGCGCGATGACATTCGGTGCATAGCGGCTGAAGATTGGCGATGTCCAGGCGGTCGCCGCCGGACCCGACTGGAATCACGTGGTCAACCTCGCGCGCGGCTTCGATGCGCCCGGCAGCGCGGCATGATCGGCATAGCGGCTCAGTGGCCAGCACGACGCGCCGTAGTTTGCGCCAGACCGCATCGTAGGTGTCGTGGCGCCGGTGAGCGTCGAACTCGCGGCGGTGCCCGACGCAGAACCGATCGCGGCCGATCTCCGGGCAGCCCGGTTCGGAGCACGGTCGCAACGCCGCTAGTGGCATCGCTCCTCACGGATCTGTTCGATGTCGCGGGCGTGCGGCGCGCCGGCGAATATGTGCCGCTCGATCACCAGCCGGTCAATGAAGGCCGCGCGCTTCGGATCGTCGGTCACCGTGCGCGGCGTCGGGCGCATGTGTTTGCGGCAGGCCGGTACGTCCTGGCTGTCGCGGTGCTCCGGGCGGGCGGTCACTTTATCAAGATCACCGGGATGTGGACCATCTCGCGGCGCGTCATAACGCGCGAGATGCGCTCGTAGTTGGTTTGCTGCTCGTAGTCGGTCTTCAGCGATGCAGCTAGCGCCGATAAACCAGCGTGGTGTGACTCTACGAACCGGACAGTATGCGCCGAAATGAACGTCAGGCGGCCCTTGCGCGCGTAGCGTTCGGCGCGCCCGAGCCCGATGTGCGAGGCTCCGCCAGGCAGTGGATTGAGGATCTTGACCTTCTGGGATGGCACGGCCTGCGGCCCTGTAGGAGGGATCGGCGGGAGTCCGCCGAGTGCTTGCATCTGTCGAAAACAATACTAGGGGATATTGTTATGACGTGTCAAGCGGGGGCCTGAGCGCTGCCGTGCCCCTCACTACCCTCTCGATCTCCTCAGCGCTGTCAGGTGGGCGCATCAGCCGCGCGGTGACGTCGATGTGCACCCCTCACTATCCTCTCAGCCCTGCACTCGCTGTCAGGGGCGGCGGATCCAAATTCTCAAGGACTCGCAAAACCCTCACTATCCTCTCAGCCCTGCACTCGCTGTCAGGGGTTGTCTACCGAGGCCACGGCGTATGACACGGCGCCCCT